AAAAAGTGCGGAGATCGGAAAGTGAGATATATTCTTATTATGGAGTCTGATTTGCTTAGCAAACTCAAATCCGTTTTTCGATGTGTGGGTTTTCTGCATACTTACATTTACACCCCAACTTTTAAGAATTTTCATGTATGCTAAGGCGACTTTATCGTTAGCAATAACGATATCATCCCCTAACAGCATATAAGGACATTTCTTCCAGTTGATCTTAACTCTTTTACAAGCTAAGTAAACCAGAAAATGATGGCATATAGCAAAAGTATTGAAAGAGGAGTAGGCACCCATTGGGTTACCTACCTTATAAGTTAGTTCTCTATCCTTATAAAGGAATGGAGTACCAACCATAAGTCTCTTCCAAGCATCTGCATATTCCAATCCAAACCACATAGTGAGAAACTGATGTTGAATCATGATAGGAAATCTATCCGTTGCAGCAGTAAGATCAATTGACCAGTAATGGTTACCTGGTTTTGCTCTCAACGATTTAAATTTCTTAGTCTGATTCAACGTGCAGTCCTGCGCTACATTTGATAAAAATCTTAATTGATAGTTATGTAAAGGTAGTAGAGCACATTGTGACCAATAATCAAGAATTGCGACCTCTCTCGTCTTCATTTCTTTATCTTGTATACAGATAATCTTTCGGGTGATCGTAATCCCTTTGCGGGGACTCGACATGCCGTCAAAGAAGTCTGTAAAACTTTGATAAATAGATTGAAAGCGAGATCCTAGGTCGATAATCTTGTCACCGGCTAAAGTAGCTATGTCTTCTTTCTGTTCCTTTGTCAGACTCATAAAGTCGAGGTAACTCGACCAAAGAGCGTGACCATTGGGCCCAGATTTGGAAGTCATATGAAATTGGGAAAAGTTAAGTTTCCTTAACCTTTTACCCATCTGCTTTCGCTTGACACCATTGATCTTTAGGAAGTTCCTCATTTCACCTCCTAGGAAAGTAGCGTTCTTATATTTATATAAGGGCTCGCCTTCTATGGTAGCGAATGATGGACTTACTTCGGCACGTAATGCTCGTGTAGAAAAGAGTACTGAGAGTACTAGCCGAATTAACGGGTAGCTCTGAGTCTCTACGATTCTACGCATCACGGGTCGTAAGATCTTTGGAACTTTTCGGACATCAACATCTGACCAGTCAGGAGGGATATTAAAAATACCTTTCTGAAAACCCAGACGTATCTCTTTTGTATACCTGACACATTCGGCTTTGCCACGTGTCTCCAGTATACGAAGGATTTTCTCCAACACCTTTAAGGCTAGGTTAAGGTCTTGAGAAGGAAGATTACAACCCTTCTTTCCAAGCCACTTTGCAACCTTAGTTGTAAAGCGGGAAAAGTTGTCCTTCTTAGGAAACACTTTACTAAGATTTTCAGTTTTTCGCTTTAATTTAAGATTGCCCATGTAGGTTGGTCTCGAGATTGGTTCAGACCTTCTAAATCTCTGAAGGTCAGG